GAAATGCTAATTGTGTCGCCAACTTCTAGTTTTGTTCCAAAAAGTCCATCTCCAAACAGCAATTCGTAAGTTTCATTTGCTGCTTCTTGGATAAGATAGACATTTGAGGTGCCTGTCACATTAATAATGTTGTCTACCTTAGAAAAAGAGAGTCCTGCAGACGCACCAGACTTCCTAACACTAACTCTAAGGGTATCAATATCAACAAAAGAGTTCTCAATTAAAAATCTTTGGTCAGTGCTGCCATTTACAGTCCACTGTTTAGTCAAATATGTTCCTTGATAGACAGTTATTCCAGAAAATGTTGCAGTTCTTCTAGGATTCTGTCCAGCAACCTCTCCAGGGTTTAATGGACTCGTTGTAACTATGTCTTCTGGGATCGAAAATACATAACTTGTATTATTTACAGTTCCAACAGCGACTAATCCAGCCTTCAAAGTTACTGTGGTGGAATCTCCTTGGAATTTAAAGTCAAAATCAACGATCGCTTCCGCTGCTTTCCGCGATCTGGGGACATAACCAATGTTTCTTGCCAGAGATACTACATTTTCTCTCAAAGTTGCGGAATCCAAGAAGGATTCGTTGGCAACCATGTTGCTATTGAAGGCAGTAATGTAAGTATTATATGCTAAAGCGTCCAAAATGATCGACATGTTCGATCCTTCAAAGTCAAAATCAGTAAAATCTGAATTTGATCTTAGGTAATCTTTGATCGACTGCTTAATTTGGTCGAAATCTAGGTTAGTATACTTGAAAGATGGCATTTTTTTACCTAGTTGACTCTAAAATAAACTCGAATTGCTGACTATCGAAATTTTCGCCAACAATATCGTAACTAATACTGACTTCGAATGAGTTATCGTCTGGACTTGGGTTGACTTGAACACGAGTGTTTGCTATCCTACCCTCAAAACCAGCTAAAACATCAAGAATTTGCTGAGAAATCACGCCAGCAGAGGCAAAATCAACAAAATCGAAAAGAGAACGAGTCACATCCGTCCCAATGTTGGACGCAAATGGTCGTTCTCCTACAATTGTTTGCACTAAATTCCTAACAGCACGCTTAATCGCCTTCTCATTCTTGAGAACAGGCAGATCTCCTGTAACAGGATGCGCTTTAAATGACAAATCAATGTCCTTAAAAGCCCGTGAGTTAGTCTCAGCCATGAATTGGCAATATATATCGAGATTATTTATACCTTCTTTCCGTAGCTTGGTTCGGTTCCATACTCCCAATCATCGTAATCCTCGTCATTACGAATCTGTTCGTGGAGTAAAGTCTGTCTTTTTAGATCATGCTTATGATCTCCGACCACTTCTCTTAAAATTCTATCCGATTTTGGGTCTGAAATGAGATATTCAGTACCAAAATCTTCCCTCATCATATCACGATTATGGTCGGGAACAGGATGATTAGACATTTTGCCCTCCAAAAGTTCGTTTCCAGAACTTTTAAAGGGGTTGCTATCCCTAAAATTATTTAGTCTGCGTATATACAGCGGACATCACATGGGTTTTGACCGCAATTTGGACATACTTTCTTGACAATTGGTTCAGTAATGTCGTCAGGAATGTCTGGATACATTGAATTTAGGTAATCTTGTTGGATTTCTTCTTCTGTTTTCCAGAAATACTCGTCGGTATCACCTAGTCTACCCCATCTGACACCATTTTCAACTTGGAAATAGTGTGTACTCACCTTAAAATCAGGGACGAGCGGCGTTTCGGGGGTAATAGAAAGGTCAAAGATCCTTGTTCTATTGTTTGGATAGAGGCAAAACTGCCCATTTTCCAGTTCAATGCAATTATGAGACTTATGTTCGTCGGGAATTTCGCTTACATTTGTATTTGTGGTATCTCCGTCAGGATGAAAGTTGTCTAATGTGAACTTGTATGCCCCTCTAAGGGACCCGAAATTGCGTGTGCGTACTTCGAAGTCCATTGAGGTGATAAAGGACTTCTCAAGGCATCTGACGCCATAGTCCATACAGTTCCAAAACTGTAGGTTAGGTAGGTCAAGATCAGGGTTAGGCGTTTCGGGGCGCGATAAAAACGCAGAGATCGGAAGTTTATCATACATTGCAGCATACTTCGGTAAGTATGTCTCAAAATAAAAAGCGCGTCCAGGGATCGACTTAACCGATACCCAGACGCCCTCTACGAATTCACCAAACCCATCTTGGAAGTCTCTAAGGTATTCTTTACGAACCCAGACTTTCTGCGGCGGAAGATTGATGATTAGTTGACTCATTGTCTTGATTGTAGGTTGCAGAATGAAAATTACAATACTCGTTGAAGGTAATCTTCATTTCCTTATTACTTAGGTTACAATACTCTGCTGCTTTAGGAAGATTCCATTTAGCAGTGAAGAGCATTTCCATTGCTTTGCGAGTTTCAGGTCTCACTTACCTTGACCACGATAACGCTTCTTAGCCGAGTTACGCGCCGACGCGCTCAATTTTGTATTCTTAGAGTTACCCTGACGAGTCTTTTTGGGTTTGGACTCAATGATAACTTTATTCGTCAGAGATTGCTTCAGTCTTGCCATGTTCTTTCATCCTATAAGAGATATCGTTAAGGGCAGGAACCCCTGTTTCGTAGTGATCGAAAGCGAGTTCCTGCATGATGTCAAAGAATTCGTCTTCACTTACATCGGTGTACTTCTCAGTACCGTTGATATAGATCGTGTAGACTGTCATTATTATATCAGATAACCCGAGTCTTTTCGTGACCAACCCTGATACGGGGATCACACCAAATCTCATATCCTGCTTCGATAGCATCGAGACAGAAACTCACATCCTCTCCACACATGTCTTGAACATCGCCAGACTCAAAGACTTGCATCTTGGGAGCGAACCAGGGATACTTCATCTCCTTGTTCTCAAAGACGCCGTGCTTGATGAGCACCCATCCGAAACCTGTGTAGTCAACCGTGAAGGGTTTCTTACGCTTGGTCATCGTTTCACCAGTCTCGTGGTTCATGACGCCACCGTTGTTACGGAAGTCGCCTTCATCCAACCAGTGTGCCACAGAGGTAGTACGACCGTCTTCAGTCATGTACCAACCAGCAGCAATGTCCTTATCCATGAGAACCAGTTGCAGGAACTTCTCAGTGTTAAAGACGATATCCGAGTCGATCCACAGTTGGTAATCGTACTTCAGTTTGCCGTCCCAGGGAATCTGATCGGGTCCACGAAGGACATTTGCGCCCAGACACTTACAACGAGCAAAGTTCACCATGCTGCTGTAGTCTTGGGAAATTTGAATACTTGCGCCCATTTGCACCAAGTCAAAACTCAGTTGCAAGAACGACTTCATGAATTGATATGAGCAACCACGACCAGGGAGACAAAAGACGATTGCTTTGCCACGAAGCATCTCCCGCGCTGCATCGTAATCCCACTCTTGTTCTTTCGGTTCAGGTGCTTTCGCTTTTACAGTAAATCCTTTAGCCATAATGTGTGTACTAGTACTTCAGCATTCTAACAGTATTATGTAGTAGCGTCAATAGGACGCCTCTTTGAATTGTTCTTTTTTTACTCCGATGATTTGGTGATCTACAAAATCAATCTCATTACTCAGGATTTTCTCTGCAAGAGATTCATCACTGAGACTATGAGCGATGACTTTGTTGTTTTCATCGTAAACATGATAGATGGTGTCATTCATCGTGACATTTCTCCTCTAGGAAAACTCCATCGACATCGAGATTCATAACAATCTCTGTGCCTTCATACCAATCGAGTTCATTACAGAAACTCTCAGGCAAGCTCACCACATACTCATCAGAAACTGGATCGAACCTTATGGCGGTCTGAATTCTGTGAGATTTTTTTTCCATTACGCGAACCTGTGAGTCATTTTTATATATCAAAATATTTTTTTATTTGCTTGATATATCGATCTCGAATTTGGTTCGTTGTAGGTTAGAAGGACCCATTGAATTTAAACCACTGTCTTATAAGAATCAGTGTGATACTCAGTGATACTCAGAGCACTGCATGTAGGTCCCCCTCAGTGTTACTCAGA